AGGTCAACAAGATGATCAGTGATCATTCGTACCGGTACAATCTCAACATGGATATGCTCCGGATGTATACCGGGAGGGACTATGAAGCCCTCGATCGCTATGATCCTTCGAACCGTGGAACGATGCCTTTCGGGGAGGACTACCGGATGCGCTTAAACGTGATCGGCAGCTGCGTCGATACCCTGGTTTCCCGCATTGGAAAATCCCGACCTCGGCCCATGTATCTGACGAAGCGCGGAGATTATAACCTCAGACAAAGAGCTCTTCGTCTTACAGATCTGATGGAAGGGGTTTTCCATAATGCCAAGGTCTATGAACATATGACCAGGGTCTTCCAGGATTCACTGATCTTCGATATCGGAGCTTTGAAAATTGGTCGTCATGGATCCGATATCTGGGTGGAGCGCGTGTTCCCCTCAGAGCTTTACTGGGATCTGAATGCAGCCATGTTTGACCGGCCTCCTTCCCTGCACCAGGTAAAGCAGATTCCAATGGAATCATTGATCCAGATGTATCCGGAAAAAGCGGAGGATATTGAATACTATGCAGTTCATTCTGAGGAATACAAAAGCCGCCAGGGAGCTGATGCAGACATGATCCAGGTTGTTGAGAGCTGGCACCTACCTTCGATCGACGATGCCGACGATGGTCTCCATGTTATGACCATGGATGGGCTGCAGCTCGATGCAGAATCCTGGAACTATGATCGCTATCCTTTTGTTTTCCTTAAATGGGGAGATGCCGGGGTAGGCTTTGCAGGAGTTTCCCTGGCAGAGCAGCTCAAAAATATTCAGTTTGAGATTAACAAGCTGGCACTGAGGATCCAGCAGGCCATGCACCTTTTATCGGTGCCTTGGATCTTCGTCCAGGCGGGTTCCCGCGTAGTTGATACGGCACTACGGAACCAGGTTGGTTCCATAGTCAATTATGTTGGGAATCCTCCAACCTCCTACACTCCGACAGCAATGCACCCGGAGGTCTATGCTCACCTCGATCGATTGTATCAGCTCGCATACCAGCAGAGCGGTCTTTCCGAGATGAGTGCGACCGGAAGGAAACCGGCAGGCCTGGAGTCAGGTGCAGCTCTCCGGACCTTCCATGATATTGAATCCGAGCGTTTTATGCACCAGGGTCAGAAATACGAGCAGGCCTTCATGGAGGTTGCTGAGTGGTGCATGGATCTTGGTCAGGAAATTGTCCAGGAGTTTGGCAAGTGGCCGGTCAAGGGCATCAAGGACAATGCTCTCTTTAAGCTCGATTTCAAGGATCTAAATATAGCCGAGGAAGATTTCACGCTGCAACCGTATCCGGTCAGCCTTCTTCCCAGCACCCCGGCAGGACGTCTCTCGGCAGTCACCGAGCTGATCAATACCGGCGTGATCACCGATCCTGCTCATATCGTGAGGCTGCTCGAGTTTCCAGACATGGAAGCCCTCACCGGATTATATAGAACCTTCGAGCGTGATATGGAATGGAGGATATCCGAGATCGTCGAATTCGGCAGATACCATCAACCGGAGCCGGTGATGAATCTGAAGTTTGCATCGGAGCGGATGGCGCAGGCCTTTCTCGAAGGGCAGCAGGACGGTCTTGAAACCGAGAAACTGAATCTCATGAATGATTTTATTGCCGACTGTCAAGCCCTCCTGGCAGGGGAGCAGCAGACTCCGGAAGGAGCAGCTCCAGCTGGTGAGGCCCCCGCGGGACCCCCCGAGGATATGATGGCAGCAATAACCGGAGCCGCGGAACCGGCACCAGGTCCTGAAGGTCCTCCCATGGGGATCCCAGCAGGAGTCCCTCCGGTCCCGGCAGAACCTGAACCCCTACCCGCATAATGGCAGAAGCACAATCACCTGAAGAAATCATTGAAGACGCCCAGATAGCCCAATGGGCCGAAGCACATATCCCCCAGGAAGATGCTGCAGAGCAGCTCGAGGACGTTGAAGAAGTCCAGGTAAGCGAAGAAGAATATGCAGCAGAAGATGAACCTGAAGAAGTAGAAGCAGAAGCACCAGAGGAAGAAACCGAGACCAGGGTCTCCAGAAATTTTGCAAGGATGAGGCAGCGGGAGCGCGAGCTCCAGAAGCAGCAGCGAGAAATCCACAAGGAGCGTGAAGCACTCCGACCGTTTAAGGAAGCTCAGGAGGCATCGGCATCCGGGAATATGTTGGGAGCTCTTGAGAAGGTCGGCTGGAATTACCAGGCGGCAACCGACCAGGTTTTAAATGATGGGAAAATACCTGGAGCACAACCGGAAGCAGAACCCGCTCCCGAGCTGAAGGAAAAATTGAACCAGCTCGACCAGTATGTGAAGAAAGAGAAGATGGATCGGTATGTTGGAGCAATAAAAGATATCGTTGACGGTGATGAAAATTATGGATTAATACGATCAAAATGGGCCGAAACCGTACCTATGCTCATCCAAATGCAGGAAATAAGTATGCGTGAAAATAATACGGTGATGGAACCAGAAGAATTGCTTGACAAAGCAGAAGCGTATTATGAAAATCTGATTCAAACGGCAATCTCTTCAGAGAAAGGCCGCAAGCTTTTTAGCCAGATTGAGGCTGGCGACAGTACCCCCCAGGATAGCCCCTCAAATATTCCGCAAAGGACACGATCGCGGACGTTAAGAAATCAAGTTTCTCGTCCGAAGCCGAAGGCCTCCAAAAGAGGTCCCTTGACTGAACGCGAACAACTCGAAGCAGCTATCGCATCAGTTAAGTGGGATTAGGCTCGGATTAACGTCCTTTATGGAGTTTATCCATGGCAGCAGCCACCACTTTGACCAAGTGGGATGCAGTCTTAAAGCAGTATTATACGAATAAAAAGGTTGAGGATCTGGTCTATGATTCCCATCCGTTGTTCGAATTAATACCAAAAGACGAATCCTTCAAAGGTCGCAATATGCCGATCCCATTGATCTATGGGCATCCGCAAGGCATCAGTAATACTTTTGCAACTGCACAAACAAACGCCAGTGCTTCCAGCATTGACGATTTCCTGTTAACCAGGACCACCAAATATGGTGTAGCCACTTTATCGGGCGAAGCCGTCGCTGCCTCAGAAGGTGACCGCTTTAGTTTCCTCTCAGCTGCATCGACCGAAATTAACAATACGATCAAGTCTGTAGGTGCTGCGATCGCCCGCGATCTTTATCGCGACGGTTCAGGTGCCATTGGTCAGATTGCGTCCACGACGACAATCGGATCCACGGCTTGTGACTTGGAAGTTCCGGAATCGGTATTCAACTTTGAAGTTGGAATGAAACTCGATCTGAATCCGAATAAAACCGGAAACAGTGGAACTCTCCGATCAAACAATACAACCATCGCAGCTGTCGATCGGTCCAAGTATACACCTGGATCCACCGATCAGCTGACCGCGACCGCGGCTTGGAATGCCAACTCAGGTGCAACCGGCGACTACATTTACGTCGAGGGCGACTATGACACGGCAGTCAAAGGTCTTGAGGCCTGGATCCCATCGACGACTCCTGGAAGCGCAGCTTTCTTCGGCGTCGATCGATCCGTTGATCCAACCAGGTTGGGCGGACAAAGGTATGATGGATCTTCGGATACCATTGTCGAAGCACTTATTGCCGGTGCTGCTCTTTGTGCTCGCGAGGGAGGCTCCCCCGACTACGTCATGATTCCCTTCGAGGAATTCGTGAAGTTGGAAAAAAGCCTCAACGCCCAAGTTCAGCGCGAGGTCAAGCAATCCGATTCCATTAGTGGATATCGATCCCTGGAAATGTATGCTCCGCACGGCACCATGAAAGTGGTACCGGACAAAGATTGTCCTGCTGGAAAAGCATTTATCTTAACCATGAGCAGTCTCGTTTTAGCTTCCATTGGACCAGCAGTTCAGCTGACCCAGTTGGATGGAAACAGGACTCTTCGTATGAACAGCGCAGATGGAATAGAGGTGAGAATTCACAGCTATTTGCAGATGGGCTGCAGAGCTCCTGGCTTCAATTGTGTTGTGACTCTACCTTCTTAATAGGAGGGAATCATGGCGAATAAAATTTTTTTTGATGTTCAGTCTGCAAACCCGGAGGTAAAAATTATCGCCGGGTCGTTTGCACCCAATGGCTCGAGTGCCATCGCAGCAACTTCAAACGAAGGTGCTGGATGGTCTGTTGCCCGAAGCGGCACAGGTCAGTACACCGTTACATTGGATCAAACCTATCCAGCTTTGATTTCATGTACGCTTACTTTGGCACTTAATGCAGTCAATGATTCCATTCTGCAGCTTGGAGCTATTGATGTTTCATCCGGAAAAACGATTGTGATTAACCATCGTGATATCTCGGATGCAGCGGCTGCTGACATTGCAGCGAATGCAAATAACCGCGTTCATTTCTGTCTTGTTCTCAGAAATACTTCACTAACGAAGTAGGAGGAACATGAAGAAAGGACTCGACGACGCCTTGATGGTTTCGATCGGATCCATGGGACCTAAAGGGGGGCGGATGCCCCCCGATGAGGGATACATGGAAGACGAGGAAATGATTGAGGAAGGGCCAATGGAATATTCCGAGGATCAGCATATGATGGCAGAGGAGCTCAGTGCAGCTCTCTCTTCCGGAGATTCTCAGGCGATTCTGGAAGCGTTTCATGGGATTCAAATGAGCTACTGAGATGACCGACTACGTCGCACTCTCAGATCTCAGGACCCTGGTCCGCCAACGTGCAGACCAGGAGAATTCGCAATTTGTAACAGACGAGGAGCTCCGCCAGTACATTAATCGTGGCTACGCGGGGCTCTACGATATGCTGGTAACAAACGCGAACTCGGAGGATTATTTTCTAAATTCTTCCACGGTCACGCTTGTTTCCGGGACTCAGACCTACGATCTGCCATCTGACTTTTATAAGCTGCGCGGCGTCGATCTGAACATGGGAAGTGATACCTTCCCGCTTCGAAGATACAACTTCCCCCAGCGTGATGTTGGATCCAGGTATTCGGTGCCTTACCGGTATCGATATCATATCCAGGGGTCCAATCTCAGGCTCACTCCGAGCCCATCGACGAATGACACGTTGACGGTCTGGTATATCCCATCACCGAAAAAATTCCTGGAGAAAACCGTTACGGCGATCACCCGCGGATCGACGACCATGTGGACCGTCGGGAAGAACCATGGTTTTGTGGTCGGGGATACGATTACCGGCACCGGTTTCATCGATGCCACCAATTACGATGTTGATCAGACGATTTCTGCTGTAGGTGATGCAACTGTGACAACGGATCTGGACAGCAGCGGCTTGAGCGATCCGACGATCTTCGGAAACATTGAAACCCGGCTGGATTTCTATTCGGGTTGGGATTCCTTCGTGATCTGCGCTGCGGCAATCGATTGCGTGGTTAAGGAGGAAGGGGATCCTTCCGCAATTATGGCGATGAAGGAAGAAACCAAAAACAGAATTTTATCAGTCTCAGATAACCGGGACCTGGGCGAACCAGCGACGGTTACCGATATGGCGGTCTATTACACCGATCCTGGATCTTACACCTGGTATTCATAGGAGGCTCATGCCGAATCAAACTTATAAAAATGACCAAAGTTACATGGCAGCAACGACACTGGCCTCCGACGTCACTGGAGACACGATCGATGCTTCAGGGATGAACAGCTGCTCGTTTACTTGCGTGAACAGCAATACTGGTTCGCCTAATGGAAATATTTTTATCCAGGTTTCTAATGATGAATCCGAGTGGGTCAACACAACTGCAACCGCGGCGATCAGTGCAGCAGAAACCAATCTCCTAGAGCTCAGTGCTTTACCGGCCAGGTTCGTCCGGATTAAGTATGTGGCAAGCTCGGGAGGGACTGATGCGACTCTTAACGTGGCGTTCACCATGAAGTCATGAGCCGGGTAAACTTCACACAGATTCACTCAGAGAATGCAGAAGTCACTCGATTGCAAAGTCATATCAAAACGACACTCTCACCCCTTCTGCAGTTACCCATATCAGACGGGATACTCATCAAGGATCTGTCTATCGAGACCACAGATACCAGAGTCAATCATGGTCTGGGGAGAACCTATGAGGGTTTTATCATTACACGATTACAGAGCAATGCAGTGATCTTTGAGTCAGACACCGAAAACACCGATAAGAACCTTTTCATTTTTTTGAAAGGTTCCAGTGCAGCAACGGCAGACATTTACTTTTTCTAGGAGATCGGATGACCACCACCAACATGAGTCTGAATGAGCCAAGTGTAGGAGTCACCACAGGACCCACCTGGGCAACCCAGACCAATACGAATTGGGAAACGATTGACACCCATGACCATACCAGTGGAAAGGGGGTCCAACTAACTCCAAGTGCTTTGAATATTAATTCTGATCTGGAATTCAACCAGAACAGTGCATCGGAGTTAAAAAATGTCATCTTTGATTCCTCAGTAACTGCTGCCACCACCAATTATTCAGTCTATCAGGCATCTGGAAATCTGTACTGGAGGAACGGGTCTGGGACTGCGGTTCAGATTACGGATGGGTCTGGAATCAATACCTCTGGGGGATCGATTTCCAACATGACAGGAAACTCCCAAGTTCAGTTTAGTGGGGTCAATAAATCGTACACGTTTAAATTTGATAGCACCCTCTCTGACGGGATTGCCAAACTGGTCATGTCAGATATCCAACTGTATTTCTACAATGGGGGGTCTGCCACCACCCGATCTGTCAATCTGAAATACACGGGTTCAGGAACTGGTGCAAACACCCTCACCGTCCCAGATGAGACAGGGACTCTGCTCTCCACGGCAACCAGTTTTGCAGGAGCAATAAACATAGATGCAACGGGGGGATCTGGATCAATCACATTGGATGCTGCTGCTGCGGTTAGTATTGAGGCAGACACAACAATTACATTGGATGCTGCGACTGACATCAACCTAGACTCAGATTCTGGAGTCATCAATATCAAGGACGGTGGAACTGCAATCGGCAAGATCAGCAACTCCTCTTCTGATCTGGTCATCGAGAATGAGGTGGATGCCAAGGACATCATCTTTAAGCAGTATGATGGGAACGAGGTTGTCAGGATGGCAGATGATCGGAGACTCTATTTCTTCGACAAAGGAGGTGAGTATATCTATGGCGATGGATCAAATCTGTATCTGGTTGCAGGAACATCAATCACATTTTCTTCAGGATGGACTGCAGCATCACAGACTTGTGCGGATCTTGGTTCTGTCACCACCGCAGATTTGAATGGTGGAACCATTGATGGAATGACCATCGGTGCTTCTTCTCATACCACTGGTAAATTCACGACTTGTGATGCCACCACGGACTTTACCATTGGAGTCT